GGGTTATGCCGTTGACTTTAGAATTACTGGTCGAGGAATCAGTACCTCTCAAGTGAACGCCATAGCTAAATCTTATGGCATGGTTGCGTATGTTAAAGGTGAGTGGTGGCATCATCAGCCTTGCAAGGTCGTTGGCGGTAAGATCCAATGGTTTGATGCTCCGGCGTTGAAGGGTACGAAAGCTAAGAAAAAAGTCAAGCAAGACCTTAAAGGCATTGGCGCTGCATTAGCTGAAATAGAAGAACTAATCCGACGACACCCGTTAAAGAAGGGTTCTAAAGGGCAGCCTGTGAAGGTAGTTCAGGGGCTTCTTGGTAATAAGGGGTTGTATCGGTACAAAGTCGATGGGGATTTTGGGAGGCTTACACATAAGGCTGTTGTGGAGTTCCAGAAGCGTCGTCTATTATATGTTGATGGGATCGTTGGTCCTAATACTTGGAAGGCTTTGTTGAGGTAAATTATGGCAAAAAGAAAATTTGTAGGTAGCGTAGACAAAAAATACAGGCGCTTATCAGGAAATAAACGTTACGATGATCCTAGGCGACGAGAAGCTCGGCATAGGTCTGGTAATTATGGAGGCACGCCAAAGTATTGGGACACTCAGAACCAGAGAGGCGAAAGCGCTAGTGCTAGGCAAGGGCGGCGAACTCTTAAAGGTAGTTCTAAGCGTAAAGAATCAGTAAGGATATTGTCTAACTACGACAAAGGCGCAAGCAAAGGCGCTAAGAAACCTAACGAACATAAAGCTCGTAAGCCTGCAACTGGGCAGGTAATGTACCCTTCACATGTGGCTAGTAGGACTAATTCTGCTAATTGGAGAGCAACAATGAAAGTTATTGAAAATGCAGCTAGGCAAGCATACAACGAACGGAACCGATAATGAGAGAATACTTGGATTTGCTTGAACGCTGCGGAGCGACGTTCGTGCAAGCAGCAGTAGCCACAATCAGTGGTAACTCCTTCCTTGAGATGGGCGTAAGCAACTGGAAACTCGTTGTAGCTTCCGGTTTCGCTGCCGTGTTATCTGTGCTTAAAGGTTGGGCTGCTACTAAGGTTGGGGATAGTTCATTCTCGTTGGTTGGTCGCAAGACTGCTTCAGAGGAGACTCTTTACGGCGACGAATAAGTGGGGATAGCAGGTGACAATAAACTACAGTTCATCTGCGGTTACCTACGCAAGTTCAAGCGTAAATTATTCGCAAGTAGACGCAACAGTAAACGCATCGACAATAGCGTGTACTGTAACTGTTCCGGCTGTAACAGTAACAGCCTTTGCGAATGCTGCCGTTGCGGTAATTGCAGGTACGACGACTGTTCCTGCTCCGACTGTATCAGGGGCAGCTAATTTAGCTCCCAGCGTCGTATTAACGGCTGCTACAACTCCATCGTCAACTATTTCAGGTGCAGCGAACATAGCTCCTAGTGTGGTTGCTGGTGTTGGCGCTATGCCATCAGCGACTATTTCAGGTACAGCTAGTATCAGTGCTGGAGTGATCGCTGGGGCTGCTACAACGCCGTCTGCGACGCTTTCAGGTGCAGCTAATTTAGCGCCTAGTGTGGTTGCTGGTGTTGGCGCTACGCCGTCTGCAACTATTTCAGGCACAAGTAGTGCAACTCCTAGTCTTATTTCTACGGCTGCTACAACGCCTTCTGCAACTATTTCGGGTACGGCTAATGTAGCTGCTAGCGTCATCGCTGGGGCTGCTACAACTCCTTCTGTGACGGTTACAGGGGCAGCTAGCATAGCGCCGTCAGTTATTGCTGGAACGTCTACAACGCCTTCTACGGCAGTTACAGCCGAAGCTGTATCTCCGCCTTCTTTAATTATAGTAGTGTCAACAGCTCCTGCTGTTTCATTATCGACATCAACAACAATTTCGCCTTCAGTTATTGCCGGTGTTGCAGCTATGCCATCGGTTACCGTATCTGGAACAAGCAATTTAGCTCCTAGCGTTATTGCCGGAACTGCTACAATTCCTTCAGGTACTATTTCAGGAACAGCAAATCTAACTACTAGCGTAATTGCTGGTACTGGGGCTGCTCCTTCAGCGACTATTTCAGGTACAGCTAGCATAACTCCTAGTGTTATCGCTGGTGTCGCTACGATCCCTTCAGCGACTATTTCAGGAACAGCTAATGTAGCTCCTAGCGTAATTGCTGGTACTGGAGCTATGCCTTCAGCGACTATTTCAGGTGCAGCTAGCGTAGCTTCTAGTGTAATTACAACTACAGCAACAACGCCTTCAGAAACTGTAACTACTGAAGTTTCTATAAATCAAAGTTTAATTGCTGCTACTACAACAAGCCCTACAGTTGCTCTTTCAACTAGTCATGTGCTTAGCCCTGCGGTTATCGCAACAACAACAACAACTCCAATCAACACTGTTGGAGGTCAAGCACTTTCATTACCAGCTTTAGTAATAGTTGTTTCTACAGCTCCTGCGACAACAATATCAGGCACAGCTAATGTAACCCCTAGTGTGATAGCTACTAGCGCCACTACGCCGTCGGCAACAATATCAGGAGCAGCTAGTGTTGAACCTAGCGTTATTACTAGCGTTACAACTACACCATCAACGACTATATCAGGTACAGCTAGTGTTGAACCTAGCGTCGTTTCTACGGTTGTTACAACCCCGTCTGCGTCTACGACGGCTGAAAGAAGTGCTAATGTAGAACCATCAGTTATTGCTGGAACGTCTACAACGCCGTCTGTAACTGCTAGTACGGACCTAAGCGCAAGCGTTGACACAATCACTAGCTTAACTGAAATAGCGACCCTAGCATTCCAGAAGAAATACGTTCCAGTAATAGAAAATATACTATCGCCGTTAGACGTTCCAAAGTACCCAATTATTAGTCCAGCGAGGAACCTACGCAGATTCTATACTCCAGCAGAAAAAGGTCGTAACATATTTATATTAAACGATGGGTCGATAACGACCCGGCAACCGGCAGATATGACAACAGTAGCAAGAACGTTATTGGGTGGGCATGAATCCCCCACTGATTTAACGGACAGCGAACTAGGCGCATTGGTTACTGCTGGTTACAGCACGGAGGTAGTTGGAAGTGCCTAGATACGATTACAGATGCAAACAATGTGAGAACGTTGAGGAGATCATTCATGGTTTCCATGATGAGCATTCATTTCATTGCGTTGAATGTGGTCAGGCCATGTGCAAGATGATCTCTAAAGTTAACGTGGCTCCTTCTGCGACACCTTCTCGTAACTCTGTGATTGATTTAGAAGCTACGAAGAAAGCTGATAAGGCTAAGGATGCTGATATGGCTGCGTATAAACGGTTGCGTAAGAGTGGGATGCAACCTCCTAAAATTAATGGGGCAGCTCATTTAGAGAAACATGCTGAGACTAAGAATGAAGTTACTTCTGGGCATGTGTATTCCAGTGATTACAGTAGGCGAGAGAACGAAAAGTTTATGGATGACATTGGGGTAGGATGACGACTCAAACGTGGATAGATGAAACAAAGAATTTACTATTAACCGATTATGTTGAGGAACATGACGTGTTAGCTACAGATGTTAATGATTCTGCGACAACTTTGAATTTTACTTACGATACTGCTGGGATTGTAGATGGTTCACTTATTGAAATAGGCACAGAACTTATGTATGTGTTTAGCGTTAACGCTACAAATAACGATGCTACGGTTAAACGTGGTTTCCGTGGCACTACTGCTGCTGCACATAGTTCAGGTGATTTAGTGACTGTTAATCCTAAGTTCCCTACACAGCTTGTGTTGAACGCTATTAACGATGAGTTGGCTGATTTGTCGTCGCCTCAGAATGGTTTGTATCAGATGAAAACCGTTGAGTTTACATTCAATGCTGCTCAAGATGGGTATGACCTGACTGGGGTTACTGATGATATTCTTTCGATTTATCAGGTGACGTACTCTGACGTTGGCGCTGAAGCTGCCGAACCTGTGATACCTTCATGGACTTTGCGACGGGATCGGAACACCAGTTCTTTCGCATCAGGTTATGCTCTGATTCTACATGATGATGGTTGGGCTGGACAAACAATCAGAGTCCAATATAAAACAGATTTTGCTGCGTTAGCTGCTACTTCTACTGCGTTAAGTACAGTTGGGTTACACTCATCAGCGTATGATTTGCCCCCATTAGGGGCTGCTCTTAGGTTGATGTCTACCCGACCTGTCCGACGAGAGTTTACAGATGAACAAGGTTCTAGTCGCAGAGCGGATGAGGTTCCTGCCGGTGCTATATCTGCTTCTATGCGTGACCTTCGAGCGTTGCGTGATACTAGAATAAACGCTGAAGCGACTAGGTTAGATACCCAATATCCTATGTTTTGGCAGCGATCAGGTGGTAAGACTCAGAACTCTGTGTATAGAGGGGTCTAAATGGCGCATAGAGCTGAACGGCTGCCAGTTACTTTGACGATAGACGCTACTGAGCGTGCATATAATGTTGAAGTTGACCAGTATCGCCGGACTACTATTCCTACTTTGCGTGAGCAGAGGGACATGTCTAGCGAACCGGGTGAGCAGTCGATTGATAACCAGTTTTGGTTGAGGTCGCAAACTGATTGGTCGTTTGGGGCTGGGCAACAGTTCTTTGACCATGCTAATTCTAATCGGAGCAGGTTTTATTCCTCTGTTGGTGTGGATGTGTGGACTGAAGGCAAGATTTCTTTGTTGCCTATTTGTGAGTCTAAAAATGACACGTTTGCGTGGACTGAAGTGAAAATGAAAATGCTTGGTTCGACCATGTATGTTGCTCAAGGAAGCAACTTGTATTATTCTACTGCGTTTAATTCGGCTGACGCTGACGTTAACTGGTCAACGGTTACAGCTTTAGCTAGCCCCCAAACAATAACTGATTTTACAACAGATGGATCTAAAGTGTTCATTACTTATGGTTCTAATAGGGTCGCTGCGAGTGTGAACCTTGGGGCGACAACGCAACCTACAAGTTTCGGGTCGTTAAACCCTGACATTGTAAGAGTTGTTGGGGGTCGATTGTTTTTCTTAGATGGGGCGAACATAGCTGAAGTGAACTCCAGTGGTGCGAAAGTTTCAAGCAGCCTTGATTCAACCATCCCTCAAGCAGGTGGGAGTTGGGTTACTGTTTGTTCAGGTCCGGTAGGGTTTTATGCGGCAGGTAACGCTGCTGATACAGGCTTTATTAGCTTTGTGCCTGTTGGGGCTGCTGACGGTTTACTTGATGAACCGCAACAAGTAGCTGAACTGCCCAGAGGTGAGAAGATTAATGACATGGTTTCTTATGCTGGCATACTTGCGTTAGCGACTACTAAAGGGTTGCGTATTGCTGCTATTGACGCAGGGTCAGGAGCGGTAACGTATGGTCCTGTTATTGACGACGTTGGGCAAGTGTATGGCTTGACTACGGATGAACGGTTTGTGTGGTTTGGTGGCGGTTCAGGCAAAGTGTATCGAGCTGATTTGTCACGGTTTACTGAAGCGTTAGTTCCTGCTTGGGCAGCAGATCTGGTATCAGTTAAAGATGGGACATCTGGTGGCGCTGACGCTACTCCCGGTAATGTTTCTCATATTGCTAGAGCGTTAGGTAAAACATATTTTACTGATTCTACTAATGGTGTGCAGGGTGAGAAATCAACGGGTGAGTTGGTAGAAACTGGAACGTTAGTTGTTGGCGATGTTAGTTGGAATAGCCAATTTGATAAAGTGCTTCGCAGCGTAGAGCTGCGTCAAGCCCCGTCATCGTTGTCATCTACAAGTAACCAATACAGTGGTTCAAGCGTCGAATACAGTGGTTCTGAAGTGCAGTATTCTGTGGCTGGGACAAGCGCAGGTGGGACAACTACGATAACGGTTACAAACGATGAAAATGCGTCTGTTACAACATTGACGTTAGCTAATAAAACCCCAGTGAATATCACGACGCTTGTTCCTGAATTATCAGAAGCATTCAAATTGCAGTTAAACCTGACTAGAGATGGCACAGTGACAGCAGGACCGCAGATAGAGTCTTGGAAAATCAAAGCGTTCCCTGCCCCTACAAGAGTCGATGAAATAATAGTCCCTATTATTCTCAAAACGAGGGTAGCTACGTCTAGGGGTAGAGGTTCAGCAGCAGCGTATGACACGAAAGCTGAATACAATGCGTTGAAAACAGCGATGACGAATAGAGAAGTAATCACCTATCAGGAAGGTTCCCAGAGCGACACTTGTGTAATTGACCAGATAGCTATGTCAGCAGAGAAATTATCTGATGATGGCAACTGGTGGGAAGGGGTATGCACCCTTCGGCTACTAACTGTCCCCTAGAATGGTATATGACCAAAATACTGTATTACGACATTGAAACAGCGCCTAACTTAGCGTATGTGTGGGGCCAGTACCAGCAAGACGTTATTGAACATGAGCGTGAGTGGTATATGTTGTGTGTGTCTTACAGGTGGGAAGGGCAGAAACGCACGAAAGTGTGTTCATTAATTGATTTTCCCAAAACGTATGCTGAAGATTATGAGAACGAT